CATAAAACGTGATAGTGAAGGATATGGTAAATATAAAGAACCAATGGATAGTGAATTTGATGAACCGTCAAAAACTAAGAAGTTAGAAGGTAAGTCTACTTATAAAAAAATAATGGAGATGGAATAATGGAATGGTTAAAGAAGTTAATTATTGCGATTTTAGGACTTTTCGGGTTGAGCACATTACTGAGTGCAAAAAAATCAAAAGAAGCCAAAGAGTTGAAGAGGGTTATTAAAGAGAACAAGAAAAAAGAAGAAGTGGTACTAAAAGAAATAAAAACTTTACAGAAAAATAAGAAGAAAAACAAGAAAGAAATAACAAAATTAAAACGGAAATTGACTAAAACTAAAAAAGATGTCCAGAAAATGGAAACAGCCTTTGAAAATGATGACGCAGATGATGCAGCAGAATTTTTAAGGAAATTTTCCAAAAGTAAATAATTATATATAAGGAGAAATTAAATGGCAGATGCAGGGACAATGTTCAGATCATTACCAACAGACCAAAAGCTTGGTGATTACAATGGTATAACAAAAGTACTATCGAGTACAACAGTAGAATTCACTGGATCAAACGCTGGAGCTGCATTTATAGTTGAAAATACTACAAACGTGGTTGTTCACGGATCAGGTGGTGGAACACTACCATCGACAGTATTAAACACGAAAACACTATATCCAATTGGAGTAAACAAAGTAGTAATTGGTGAAACCGGNGTAGTCTACGTATTACATAGATAATATGAAATATATTTGGATAGTATTATTATCCACTGTTCTGTTCGGGCAACAGACTTTTACAGACGAACAGGTAGTGGCTATAGCAAATCAAATAAAAGAACTTCAGTATTCTGATAGCACTAAATCTGTGCAACTTGGAATATACGAAGAATTACTGGTTGGTTATAATGAACAGGCTAAAACCGATTCTACTTTATTATTAAAGAAAGATGAACAGATTGGATTATTAGAAGAACGTAATGATTTATTGGAAAAACAAGTGAAACTTTCCAAGCCTTCGTGGTATGAAAATAAATGGCTATATTTCACATACGGAGCAGCATCTATAATTATACCTACGTATTTTGGAATAAAAATTGTGGAAGTAGCAAAGTAAATGAGTAATAGCCAAAACATAAAAGAAATAATAAANGCCGAATACATAAAGTGTGCTAAAGACCCAATATACTTTCTAAAAAAGTATGCTGTCATTCAACATCCAATAGACGGTAAAATTCCATTTTCCTTATATGATTTCCAAGAAAAAACATTAGAAGATTTTAATAAGCACAATTATAATATTATTCTCAAAGCTCGTCAGTTAGGAATATCCACTCTCGTAGCTGGTTATTCATTATGGATGATGACCTTTCAAACAGACAAGAATATATTGGTTATTGCTACCAAACAGGATACAGCAAAAAATCTCGTAACAAAAATACGAGTTATGCATGCTAATCTTCCAAATTGGGTAAAATCCAGTTGTACGGAGGATAATAAATTATCTTTAAAATATTCAAATGGTTCACAAGTAAAGGCAATTTCCAGTGGTGAAGATAGTGGTAGATCAGAAGCATTATCATTATTGATACTCGATGAAGCCTCATTTATTCCAAAAATTGATGCAATATGGACAGCGGCACAAAGTACCTTATCTACTGGTGGTCAATGTATTGCATTAAGCACACCCAATGGAGTAGGAAATTGGTTTCATAAAACATGGGCTGGAGCTGAAGAAGGGAAAAATGATTGGAATTTCATTAAACTCCATTGGACAGTACACCCAGATAGGGAACAAGATTGGAGAGATGACCAAGATAAACTATTAGGTCCTTCAATGGCAGCACAAGAATGTGATTGCTCATTCATCACATCTGGTCAAACTGTAATTGATGGTGTTATACTTGAAGAATATAAAAATACCCACATTGAAGAACCAATGGAAAAAAGGGGATTTGATAGTAATTTATGGATATGGAGACCACCAGATTACACACAAGATTATGTATTGAGTGCTGACGTTGCCCGTGGTGATGGTAATGACTTTTCAGCATTCCACGTAATAGATGTACAGAAAATGGAACAAGTAGCGGAATATAAAGGAAAAATATCCACAAAAGATTTTGGTAATTTATGTATGAATACTGCAGTAGAATATAACAACGCGTTACTCGTTATTGAAAATGCATCAATAGGTTGGGCAGCAATACAGCAAGTTATAGACAGAGATTATGATAATTTGTTTTATACGAGTAAGGATTTACACTACGTGGATGTTCAGCGTCAAATATCAAATAAATATAGAAATATGGATCAAAAGATGGTCCCGGGTTTCAGTATGACCATGAAAACACGACCATTAGTAATAGCAAAATTAGAAGAGTATTTTAGAGAAAAAACTGTAATAGTTCATTCATCTAGATTGATAGAAGAATTGTTTGTATTTATTTACCACAATTTTAAGGCACAGGCAATGGAAGGATATAATGATGATCTTTCAATCAGTCTTGCAATAGGTATGTGGGTTAGAGATACAGCATTAAGATTAAAATCAGAAGGAATAGCATTACAGAAAGATGTATTAAGTAGAACATTAGATTACGAAGCAGTTTACCAACCAATGGATAATAGAAATGATTCTTGGGAAATGGAAGTTGCTGGAGAAAAAGAAAATTTAACATGGTTAATAAAATAATAAGAGGGTAAAATGGCAGAATATAAAAGAAATTGTCCAACTTGTAATAAAAAATTAACTTATACAAGTACGTCTGGATATACTTATTCAAATAAAATAAATTCTAATTGCAATTCGTGTTCTCACATTGGAAAAATGAAAATTTTAAATGAAAAAAAATATGAGAGATTTTGTCCAAAATGTATTGTGGAAGTTTTACATACTACCAAATATAGACGAGACTTAGCAATCAAAAATGAAAGTTTGTGTAGGAGTTGCTCACAGAAAGGTAGAATTTTATCTGAAGATCATATAAAAAATATAAGTATATCAATGTCTGGAAAAAATAATCCATTTTATGGAAAGAAACGTCCAGAATTTAGTAAATTAAGAATGGGTCATGAAGTGAGTAACGAAACAAGAAAAAAATTAAGTATTGCAAATACTGGAAACATTCATACAGAAAAAACAAAGAAAAAACAAAGAATATCTGCCATAAGAAGAATTGAACGAANTGAATTAAATGGAGGTCAATTGATACCAAACTACAACCCAGACGCCTGTAAAATAATAGAAAACTACGGAAAAGAAAACGGCTACAACTTCCAACACGCAGAAAATGGTGGTGAAGTAAGAATAGGTGGATATTATCCAGATGGATTAGATGAAAATAGAAAAACAATTATAGAAGTTGATGAAAGTCATCATTTTAAGAATGGTGAATTAAGAAAGAAGGATATAAAACGACAAACATATCTTGAAAGTTTAGGATATGATGTTATACGAATTAAATTAAATAGGAGTAATATAAGTTATGGCAGATAAAAGTTTACGGAGCCGTCTCCGCCGATTATTCAGCACAAATGCTATCGTTAGACACGCTGGTGGTAAAAAGTTAAAAATTGCTGATACAAACCAAGTTCAGAACGCTACAAGAAACAGTCTTGTGGACAGATGGTCCAGAATACACACCAATTTAACAACTGGTGGATATGGACACGCTCAAGCAATTAGTTTCCAAGCACAACGTCTTGGATTATTCAAAGATTATGAAGAAATGGATAATGACGCAATCCTGTCAAGTGCATTGGATATTTATGCTGATGAAAGTACGTTACGATCCGAATATGGTAAAGTGTTAGAAATTAGATCTGAAAATGAAAATATTCATGATATATTACATAATTTATATTACGATGTTTTGAATATAGAATTCAATCTCTGGCCATGGGTTCGTAATATGTGCAAATACGGTGACTTCTATCTTTATTTGGATATTAAGGAAAAATATGGCATTACAAATATAGTACCACTTTCAGCGTATGATGTTACTCGTATAGAGGGTGAAGATCCAGATAATCCATACATGACACAGTTCGTAGTGGAGCACGGTGACGCGAGACATAGTTCAAATATGAATGGCAACAAAGAATTGGAAAATTATGAAATGGCACATTTCAGATTACTATCAGATTCAAATTTCCTACCTTATGGTAAAAGTATGATTGAAGGTGGTCGTAAAATCTGGAAACAACTTTCACTTATGGAAGACGCTATGTTAATCCATCGTATTATGAGAGCACCAGAAAAGAGAATTTTCAAATTTGACATTGGAAACATCCCACCTGCAGAAGTTGATAACTTCATGCAAAAAGTTACAAATAAAATGAAGAAAGCTCCAGTTATGGATACAGCAACTGGTGATTACAATTTAAAATACAACATCCAAAATCTTACAGAGGACTTTTTTATCCCTGTTCGTGGTGGCGATAGTGGAACGTCAATAGAAACTTTAAGTGGTCTTACATACGAAGCTGTGGACGATATAGAGTATTTGAGAAATAAACTCCTAGCAGCATTAAAAATCCCAAAACCATTTCTTGGTTATGATGAAAACGTAAGTGGAAAAGCTACTCTTGCAGCCGAAGATGTTCGTTTCGCAAGAACAATAGAACGACTCCAACGAATAGTAACAAGTGAATTAACTAAAATTGGTATCGTTCATTTATATGCACAAGGTTATACTGACGCTGACCTAGTCAATTTTGAATTGAAACTTACAAACCCATCCACAATATACGAAGAAGAAAAGATAGAGTTATGGAACAACAAACAAAGTCTTGCGTCAAGTATGATGGACTCCAAAATAGCAGATACAGAATGGATTTACAATAACATTTTCAAGTTTACAGAAGAAGAGAAGAAGAATGTTAGACTCGGTATTATTAAAGACCAAAAACGTAAATTCAGATGGGATCAGATAGAACAAGAGGGAAATGACCCAGTTCAAAGTGAGGAAGCAGTTGGAACTCAAGGTGCTATGGCAGGTCAAGATCAACAAGGTGGTGGTAGTCCATTTGGGAGAACCGGAAAAGAATTAGATATGGAAATGCCAGACGACGGTTGGCCAGGAAGTGGTCGTCCAAAAGAAGGTCCAAAATATGGTAAAGATTCGAGTATCAGAGGTCGTGATCCATTAGGGTCACATGATAAAAGAAAGGCAAGTAGTGGTAGTCCGAAATATGGACTCGCATTAGCACACTACGATACATTAAAGAAAAGTTTAGGTAAAATTGGTAAAGAAGATAGGAAGATTTTATTTGAAGCTAGTGATGTAGAAGAAGAATATAAAAATGAATTATCATCATCGTTAAGTAACGAAATAAATGATTGATTATTAGAAGTTTTTATATTTATAGATGAAGAAATATACTTATTTAGGAGTTAAATTATGAGTCAAAGAGTACGTCATAGTAAAATTAAGAATACTGGGATACTTTTCGAATTACTATCTCGTCAGATCACAGTAGACGTGATGAATGATAATGCGAAAAGCAAATCAGTTGAAATTTTAAAGAAATTTTTCAATGAGGGAACGGAGTTAGGTAAAGAGAATCAACTCTATCAAGTTTTATTAAAGGAAAATTATAATTCACCACGGAAAGCTGAAAAATTACTTGAAGTAGTTTTAAAGTCAAGGGAAAAACTACAGAACAAAAAATTACGAACTGAAAAATATAATTTAATTAAGAAAATTAAAGAAAATTATAAAGTAGAAGATTTTTTTAATGTGAGAATACCTAATTACAAGGTATATGCTTCAATATATAAGTCATTTCTTGCAGAAACTACTCCGGTATTTGATCCAGCAGATGAAGTAAATAGTACATTTACTATAATGGAACACATCACACGAAATAAAACAAAACCGAGAAATACAGACAATAAAACTCTTGCTGAATTCAAAAAAGAAGATACAGATTTACGATTGTTGTCTTATCAGTTAATGGTGGATAATTTTAATGGTAAATATAAAACTCTTAATTCAATGCAACGAAATCTATTAAAAGAATATGTAAATAACATTTCTAATACAAATTCATTAAGAGAATTTATCAACGGTGAAGTTAAAAAGGTAAAAGAGATTTTGACTAAATCACTACCAAAGATTACTGATAAAATTACTAAAATTAAGTTAAAAGAATCTATAGCACAAGCTGATACTCTAACAAAAGGTAAAATTGTTAGAGATAAGCAGGTTGTATCACTAATGAGATATTATTCACTTATTGGAGAACTTAGAAATGTCGTTAAATAGGGAAAGTCTAATACGAAAACTCGTCCGTGAACTTATTAAACAAGAATTAGATGAGGCAAATTCAACTGCAAGTGTAGGTGGTAGTTATAATACACCACACGCTTTCAGTGGTAGTAATAAAAAGGGTACTAAAAAAGGAAAGGCTGGATACACGAAAGGTCACGAAGAACCAACTCGTGGAACTGGTTTATATGTCACAAAGAACCCAAAATTGAGAAAAGAGTCTATAAACGAATCAAAAACTCCAGGATTTACCAACAGGAAATTCGGTGATCCACTTCCAACTTTAGCTGGTATCATGAAAAATCACAAATCAAAAGTAAGAGAGGGAAAGTATCATGATTACAGAAATGATGAATCGATGAGTGCTAAACAAAAAATTGGTCAGTCAATGAGAGAAGTCCGTGATAAACTAAATGAGTTAGATAAGTTAGTTAAGATGAATGTCAAACTAAAAACCGAGCTGTCCATTGATTCCAGAAGCTACTGGAAAAACACTCACAAAGCCATGGGCAAGATTAGTGAAAAATTGGTGAAATTATCCAATAAAATTGGGAAACTGTATTAAGGCCTAAAATGCCCTTTACAGAAAATAAAAAGTCCTATTTGGACTCTTTGTTTAGTATTTCTACTTTATTAAAACGATGGCACACCGAAATACAAAACAAAGATATAAATAAGAATTATATGATTGATTCACTAAATAAGTGGATTAAGAAACTTGAAAAGTTAAGACATGAAATAATGATGGGGAAATCAAAATGAAAATAACTAAAACACAATTAAGACAAATAATCAAAGAAGAAGTAACTGAAGCTTATATAGATCCCGATGATGCACCTAAGATGTTAGTTGATGGGTTGAATACGTTGAGAAATGAGATTTTCAATGCAACTAAATATAAAGGTAAAGTAGAAGGATGGGCTGAAAAATACTATAGATCTGTACCTGGGATGTTGGATATGATATCTCGGCTGACTAAAATAATAGGGAAAATGAAATGAAGACATTATTGGAATTAACTAAAGCACAATTAAAAGAAATAATTAGAGAAGAAATTTATCTTATAGAAAATAATTCAAATTTTGCTATTGATGCTAAAAATTCTATACAAAGTATAAAAATATCATCACTATTAAAGAAACAGTTTCCAAATGTTAAATATGAAAAAACTTCAACTTTTTTTGATTTTAGTGGTTATATTGATAAAAGTGTAGCCGATAAAATTTATAAAGCCCTAAAAGGAAGTGGTATAAAATTTAATGTCGATGGTATATAGGAACAAATAAAATGAAAATAACCAAAACACAATTAAGAGAAATAATCAAAGAAGAAATTCAACTATTAACTGAACGCAGTCTTTCTGGTGAAATGGAAGAATTAAAACTCTACATTGATAATGATTCTCGTTTATATAATGGTACATATATTCCAATATTAAAGAATTTATCTAAAAAGAAACAAAAGGGAAAGTATAATTCATCATTAGCCATGAAAGGATTTGTATATCTTGTCAATGATGGAGCTAAGAAGTATGTTAAAGAGTTCGGTGGAAACGATAGAGACATATTTCCAAAGAGACAAAGAATTATGTTAGCAAAAGATTATGTAGATGAATTTGAACAAATTTTTAAAAATCAAGAATATGATTTTATGAAAACGGAGAAGTAATGTGATAAAATTAAAAAAATTAATAAACGAAAGTACACCTGGATTCACAAAAAGAAAATTTGGTGATCCACTTCCAACACTTGAAGATGTAATGAAACAACATCAAGAAAGTAAATTACAAGAAGATTGGTGGGATGATATGGATGCATCAGCACAGGCACAATATATAAAAGCCCATCCAGGTTCAAAACAAGCACAACAAGCTGATGATGATGATGGTGGTGAAGAACCGAGTGGTGAAGGACCAAGTGGTGAAGAAAAATTAGACCCACAAAAAATTAAAGATGATTATGCTACTGCTGGAGAAA